AAACATATGTCTAAGAAGTTTGGACAGAATCTAATGAGTGATAGTAACTCAGGGATTGCTAACAAACTTCTTAATAAGATGTATGCTAAAGCATCTGGACAAAGCTATTGGGATTTTAAGGATCAGAGAACATACAGAGATGAAGTTAATCTTGGATCTCTAATTGCAGATAAACTTGATTTTAATCATCCTAATATCCAAGATCTTGTTCAGAAGATGCATGATACTACACTTGAAAGTGATGAAAATAATAACTTTGAATCATTTGAGTATCATGTAGAAGTAGGAGATACAGTATACAAGATTGCTAGAGGCGGCATTCATAGTGAAAATGAATATGAACTATATGAGTCAAATGATGAATATTCTTTCTATGAACTAGATTTTAGTTCATACTACCCCTACCTAATGATTGTCTTAGGTATTAAACCTAAACATCTTGAAGATAGCTTTCTAGATAAGTTTGAAGAAATTGTTCAAGAAAGAATTGAGCACAAGTATGCAGGAAGAAAAGTAGAAAGTAATGCACAAAAAATTGTCATAAATGCTGTTCGGAACGACAAGTGAGATTGAAAATACTATTAGTAAATGAATAAATAAGTTTACTGATATGAATCTCACAAATTTAGAAGGATTACCTAAAGAGCAAACAGGAATTTATACTATTACACACAAAGAGTCTGAAAAGAAATATATTGGATCAACAAATGACTGCTTTAGACGAAGGATATTCAATCATCGTGCTAGGTTAAGAAATAATGATCATTATAATCCACATCTTCAAAATGCCTATAATAAGTATGGAGAAAAAGCCTTTAATGTAGAAGTGGTTCATAAAATCTCAGGTTATGATGCAATTATAGCTATGGAGCAGGAGATGATTGAGAAATATCATGATGATTGGCAAAAACTATATAATTCTGAGAAAGATGCTAGAAGAACAGAGCCTTGGAATAAGGGTAAAGAAGATATTTATTCTGAAGAGACTCTAAATAAAATGTCTAAAGCAGCAAAAAATAGATCTAATCAAGAGTATGTAAAGAAAAGACATAGAGAAGCTCAGAGGAAAGGTGCCAATTCAATTTATATGGAATATGTAGATGGAGAAGAAATTGGAGTCTTTAAAAATGTGTTTGAGATACATAAGTTAAGTAAAAACGGAGAGTTTGATTTAAAAGAAAGTCTTCTCTATAATAGTCTTGAGGCTACTAGTCAAGAACTAAAACCACCTAGTATTCATGGTGTGTGTAATGGTAATAAAGATTCCTATAAGGGTTTTAATTTTGAATATATTGAGCAGCAAAATGGGTGAATTGCTGGAAAATCTCTTTGAGATAACCAGCAGCCAAGCTAGTGAATGGTATAGAAGTAACTAGAAGGTTCAACGACTAACTCTTGAGCAGCCAAGCAATAATAGAGACACGAGCGCCCAACAGTAGATTTTCTGCTGATGATATAGTCTGAGCTTGTAGGTAACTACAAGAAATAGAGATTTAAATATTTCTATGTTAACACAACTGTTACGGAAAGCTTGGATCAGATAACTATTGGCTTTATGATCCAAAAGCTATGTATTCTGTGACTATTAATGGTCAGCTATTTATGCTGAAGATGATTGAACTCATGGAAGAAAATGGGTTTCCATGTAAGGTAGCTAATACTGATGGTGCTATCTTTAAGGTAGATAGGGATAGAAAGAACAAGTTTGATAGTCTAGCAAAAGAGTTTGAAGAATGGTCTCAATTTGTTATTGACCAAGAGGAGTACACAAAAATACTTCAGAGAGATATTAATCATTATATATGGGAAGAATCAGATGGTAGTCTTAAACGTGCTGGAGATCTGAATAAGGATAAGCACACAGGATCATGGGGAATCATGAGATCCTTTGATAAACCAGTAGTTGCTGAAGCTATTGAGAACTACTTCTTCAATAACAAGCCTATTAAGGAGACTATTGAAGAAAAAGAAACTCCTATGGACTTCTGTATGGCACAGAAGGCAGGAAAGAAGTTTGATGTATACAGGAGATATATTGAAGATGGGAAGCTTCAAGAGGAAAAAATTCAGAGAACAAATAGATATTTTGTCTCTGATGCTAAAGGAGATAGTATATTTAAGAAGAATGAAGAAAAAGAAATCTCAATGGCTGGTACTTCAAACGAACATGTTCTTCTGTATAACTCTGAGGGACAATATGATAGGAGTAGAGTTAAAGATCAGTATTACGTAAAAGAGTGTCTGAAAATAGTAGAGCCTTTTGAGAATCAACAAACAAGTTTATTTTAATGAATGAAATAATTACAGTATAATGAAAGTTGAAAAATCTATACATATTGTAGTTTTTGATAAACCTAGATCTCCATATGATAGTGGACAACATGAGTACAAAAGGTGGCAAAGACATTATTATCCTAATTCTGAATATGCTAGATGGTATCCAGAAGATGAAAATGGAGAAGTATTTCCATATAAGGCATTTGAAGTAGTAGCTAATGCAGATCATTATTTTGAAACTATTTTTAGAGGATATAATGAGTGAACTTAATTGGAATAGAGAAGCACTTAATAATGGAGATAGACCATCAACAGTAGTTGCTTATGATGAAGACGGTAATGAATTGTTTTGGTGTCGAGAGAATTTTTGGCCCAGAGAAGGTGGGGAGAATGCAGAAGGTTGGAGAGCGTTTATTAGTTTTTCTCCTAGTAAAAGAGAAGCTTTTCAGAGAGTTGGGGTTGTCTTTTCAGATAGAGAATCAGCAGAAAAGATTTGTGAACATTTTCATGAACTAGCTGAAATTAATCACGGATATAAATAGTTATGAGTTTTCCATACGATAGACCTAAAATTTATGATATGCCGAAAATTCACTCTCCTTATGTTCGTGAGGAGAGAGATGGTGGGTATTATGTAACAGATGAAATTAATACAGACAATGAAGGAAATAGTTATGAATATATATTCTTGGTATGATGGTCCTAATATTTACTAATCAATAAACTTCAATGACTAATACTAGAGAAAATCATTATAAAGCAGGATGGAATGATTGTCTTGATAAATTAAAAGATAAACTATCTCTACATATGAATGCTGCTTCAGATGGTAGTTTATATTCAAGACAAGTTGTTGATTGGAAACGAATTGAAAGAGTCATAGATGAAATGAAAAAAGATGAGTGATTATGAGGTTGTTATAATAAAAAGATACTTAGATAAAGAGTGTCTTGAATGTGGAGCAAAGAAACTATATATAGGATTACAAAGAGATTTTTCTAGAGATAAGAAACTACCTATAGTCTTTATGGAATGTGATAATTGCAAGTGGGAAGATACCTATAAAGTTGCTCCATATAGTCATCAAATAAAACTAAATAAACTTCATGATATGTACGATGAGTAAAACACATTATCTAGATGAGAGAAGAACAAAAAAGTATGGAAATCAAGAATATGAATATAAAACAGCTTGTGGTCTAACTATTAGATATACTTATAATAAGCTAGAAGATGATCAACTATTTATGGGTCCAAATACCGTTGATCATACAAGAGATACAAATAAAGTAGATTGTAAGAATTGTAGAAATACAATTAATTTTGCTATAGATAATAGAAATAGATATGAGTGAATTTGAAGAATGGTTTACAAATCAATTTCCAAGAGGAGATGGTGATGATAAGCATATAGCTAAAATGGCTTGGAATGCTGCACTAGATGAAGTATCAGAAGCATTAGAAATTCATGATACTCTAGGTGATATTAAATATGAAGTGAATAAAAGACTTAAAGAATCTTATGACTGAATTTGAAGAGTGGTTTCAAAAATATAAACAGGAAGAAGGAATTACATTTGACACAACTGATAAGGCTATAGAAGGATATTGTAAGAAAGCTTGGAACGCTGCTGTGCAAGCAGTAGATAATAATATTACTTATAGAAATCCGCAGTTGGATCAGGATATTCGGCAAATATACACACATGATGACTCGTGATAAACGACAAGCTGAGATTATTGAAAAATGGAAAGAAAATGGATGTGTTGGCTGTCTACAAGCCTGCACTGGCTTCGGTAAGACTAGAACAGCTATTAAAGCAATTAAGAGACTACAACATAATTATAATGTAAATGCTCTTGTAGTTGTCCCTACAAACTTTTTGGAAGAGCAGTGGAAAGAGAGATTGGATAAATTTAATCTGCGTCATGTAGATGTTAAAACTATTCAATCTATAACCAGGAGGTATTCCGAGGATTCCAAAATTGGTCCTTATACACTTCTGATTCCTGATGAGATACATAAGTATGTAGCTAAAGAGTTTGGTAAGCTCTATGATATTGTAGATTATAAGATTGTTCTTGGCCTTACAGCTACAGTACCAGATGATGAGAGAGGAGATATAATTGAAGAACATGCTCCTGTAATAGACACTGTTACTGTAGAAGAAGCCAAGAAGAATGGATGGGTTAGTGATTTCATGGTTTATCAGTATGGAATAGAATTATCTAATGATGAACAAAATAAATATGATAAGATTACTGATAAATTCTACAGTAACTTTTCTTGGTTTAATCATGATTGGGATAAGGTAACAAAGACTCTCAATGATGAGCAGTTTGCAAAAAGACATGCTGCTAGACAGGGAATTCATGGTCAAGTTGGAAGACTTAAAGGACATGCTAGTAGGGTAATGAAAACTGTTCAGGACCGTAAGACACTGCTCTATGAGTCTGAGAGTAAGCTTGATGCAGCAGAGAAGATCCTAAAAAGATTCCCTGACAAGCTAACCATTTGCTTTTCTGAGCGTACAAGCTTTGCTGATAGAGTTGTAGATAGATTCCCAAATAGGGCAGTTGCATATCACAGTAATCTTGAAGGTAAGAACATTGATGGAGAATATCATGGTGTCGAAGCTATTAAAGAAAGAGGAATTGATCTGTTTTCAGACCCTTCCTCTGATATAAATATTCTCTCAACAGCTAAGGCTCTTGATCACGGAGTTGACATTCCAGAAATGGATTTTGGTCTTATTGCATCTGCTAGTAGTAAGAGCCTACAGGCTATTCAGAGGATTGGTAGAGTTATTCGCCATGAAGAAGACAAGCGTGCTATTATTGTAGACCTATTTGCAAAAGACACGCAGGATGAATGGTGGATGAGGAATAGATATAGTGACTTTCCAGATTCCTCAATAGAGAGAATAAGCACAATCAATGAAATAAGACACCTATCATAGCATATGAATCTACTAATTGATGATGTTAATGAATTTATAGATTTCCTACATACACACAAGCTAACGGCTGATCAGTTTGTATTTTGTCTTCTTCTTTCATCTGAGTCTGAAGATTATAGAGGACTTCCAGATAAAGAGAAGGCAATGAGCAACTTCTTTAAGTATTATAGTAATGTTGCTAGTAATAAAGAGAATCCCGTGTGGGCACAGCAGGATCTTGATGAGCTAGTAGAAAAGGGATTTATTGAAAGAATGACTGGAGTATCAGAAGAATCTTATGAGTATGATAAGTTTGAGATTACTGACAAATTCCTTGATCTAGTGTTTGAAAAGAAAGGATCACTAATGGATAATTTTAGTGATTTCTGGTCTACTTATCCTGCTTTTTATGAAAACAAAGATGGTCAAAAGTTTAACATCAAAGCAGTTAACAAAGAAGATGTATTTGATGACTATAGGAAAGCTGTTAGAGATGTTGAACCTGATGAACTCCTACATGCTCTTAAAGTAGCTAAGAGCAAGGATGAGGTTAATTGTAGAATTGACAAGTGGCTTAATAGTCACATGTGGGAAGCCTACATGGGAGAAGAATCAACAGAAGCACAAGATATTGAACAAACTGTACTTTAGATATGGATAATATGGAAGAAATTAGAGAAGTATTTAATAAAGGCTATGATGCATATTCAGATGGATTATCTGAAGATCAAAATCCCTACAATAAAAATGAGTTTGGATATGAATCATGGAAAGCAGGATTTAAAGTGGCTTCACAGATAGAAGATGAAGAAGGACAGGTTCCAGAACTATGAGTAGATCTTATTTTGATAGTTTTCTTGATAAGGTGAAGCAAGGGAAGAGAGGAGATATGATTTGGATCCCCTCTCCTTATGGTAGACTAGAAGATAAGATTGGAATTACAAAGAAAATGTATACTCTACTCGGAGGGGATCCGGGGACAGGAAAATCTGCTTGGCTAGATACTACTTATATTCTTCATGTATACGATTGGTATATGAAGAATAAGAATGAAGTATCATTTACTCCAAAGATTATTCTTCGATCAATGGAGAGATCTAAGGAGTATCGGATTGCCAAGTGGGTATGTCAATTGATGTTTAAGAAATTTAACATCTTGATTGATGTTAGAACTATTTTTGGTATGCATTCTGGTGATAGTAAGATTAGCTCTGGACTAATGCATAAGATTGAAAAATGTAGGAACTACATTGAAAAAATGGAAGAGTATGTTACTGTAATTGATGGAAGATCTGTTCCTACAGGAGTCTTTAAAGACTTTCGAGATTATGCATTAAGAAATGGAGATCTCTATTATCACAAAAAGAATGGAAGTTTATACAAGGCTAATTATAGAGAAAAGTCCAGAAAGGTAGAATGGAAAAAGATTCCAAAAGGTAGATTTCCAGATGGACACAAGATGCCAGAGAAATATGAAAAGAAATATATCCCTGATGATGAAGATGAGATTGTAATTCCAATTGTTGATCATATTGGAGAATACAAGAATAGAAAGGGATTTTCTAACAAACAAACTCTGGATAAAGCTGGTGAGTATACAGCCAAGCTTAGAGATCTCTATCGAATGAGTCCAATTGATGTGTGTCAGTTTAATAGAAACCTATCTGATACACGTAGAAGAGAGGGCAAGAATATTGACTTGCAACCAGAAGAACAGGATTTCATGGGATCATCTACCATGTATCAGCGGTGTGATGTAGCTATTGCTCTCTTTAATCCTCATAGATATAGTGTAGATGAACACTTAGGCTATCCAGTTCAAAGATTCATTAACTCCTATGGTCACAATCGCTTTAGAAGTGGTTTTATTCTAAAGAATACTTATGGTGTTGATGACTTTGGAACTGCTTTTCAGTTTATAGGAGAGATCGGAATGTATAGACTACTACCGAAGTCCAATGAGATTACTAATTATGATAAATGGGCTTCAATTGAACAATCTGATCAAATAACAGATGTTGTAAAACGATAATGAGTGAGGATAGATTTACTAAAGTTTCAATTAAACAAAAGAAGACAGTAGATATTCCCAGACATGAGATTTTAATGTCTTTTGTTAATGATTCAGGAGCAAGGGACTTTTATCGCTGGTGGAATAATGACGGAGCAAAACTTTTTCAAAAATGGTTGAACAATAAATAATATGAGCGAACTTATTCTGGTTGAAGGAGATTCTGGTGTTGGTAAAACAACTGCCATGAGAAATCTTGATCCAAACAGTACATTTTATATTAATGTCAGTGGGAAGCCTCTTCCTCTTCCTGGTTGGAAGGGAGATTATTCTCCTCAAATTGAAGTGAATAACAAGAGTGATATTCAGAGAATTGATGAGGAGAATGGAAACTATGCTTCTACTGATACATCAAGTGCTATTTGTAGTATTATGAAGTATATTGATTCACAAAGAGAGGATATTGATCAGGTAATTATTGATGACTTCCAATATATGTCAGCCTTTGAATTCTTTGAGAGGGCTAGTGAAAAAGGTTGGGATAAATTTAATGAGATTGGACAGCATATTTTTGAAGTCTTAAATACAGGAAGAGAACTTAGGACTGATTTAAAGGTAGCAATTCTCACACATACCCAAGAAACTGGTGGTGAGTTTGATAAGAACATCAGTATGAAGACTATCGGTAAACCATTTTGCCGATGTAAAAGCTTTTTAATTGCTGGGAACCCCTTGGGGCAATCAGCAGCCAAGCTCGAAAGAGAAGGTTCAACGACTATTCCGAGAGGAAGTACATGAAATTAATGGAAAAGGAAGCTTATATATGACCAAAATATATACACTAGAAAATCCAAATACAGGAGAGATAAGATATGTTGGTAAGACTGTTAGACCTTTAAACTATAGACTCTCTCATCATATATCATCAGATAACCAATGTCATAAGACTAATTGGATAAAGAGTTTAGATGGTGATCCTGTAATAAAATTAGTTGATAAGGTTAGTGATGAAAATTGGGAATTTTGGGAAAGATATTGGATTCAGCAGTTTAAAGCTTGGGGTTTTGATTTAGTAAACCATACAGATGGTGGTAGGGGATGTATTGGTATGGAGCAAACAGAAGAGTCTAATAGAAAAAGATCTGAATCTCTCAAAGGTAGAACAAGACCACAATCTGTAAGAGATAAAATTAGTGAATCAAAAACTGGTGAAACTAAATCTGAAGAATATAAGAGGAAAATATCAGAATCTTTGGAGGGAACTACATAATCTATTAAGACTAAATCGAAAAGATGGAAGCCTATAGCTAAAATTGATTCTGATGTTATTGGTATATATCATTCTCTTATGGAAGCTGCTAGTACAGTAGATGTGTCTAAGGGACCAATATCAAATGCTGCTACTGGTAGAAGAAATACTTCTGCTGGATATAAATGGTCATATATAAAAGATATAGTCTACTCCACAGAGAAATCTGTGAATGATATTTCAATTGAAAATGGTTGATGAGAAGTTAACACCAGAAGGAATGTGTACTGTTGTCCTTTATGCTGATTATGATCCTCAAGAGGAGAATAGAGAAGATGCATATTATTTTCAGACTCAAACAGATGGTACAGTTCCTGCTAAGTCTCCAATGGGTATGTTTGATCAAGAGAGGATTACAAATGATCTCAATCTAGTATTTAAGACAATTGATCAATATTATGAAGGATGAAGAAAAATACACTGCTGTAAATGATGAATTTCTAAAACAAGTGATTGCTCTTGTTGAAGAACATGATCTTGTTGACAATCTTAATGAAGAGACAAGAGATAAATTTTCGACATATAAAGAGATGACAGATGAGTGAACCTCATCCACTTAGAGAAAGGATTCAAGAAGCATGGGGATATAATGAGTATTATAAAGATAAGTATAATTCCTTTGATGAATACATGGTGGAAGAAGTGCAGTCTGGATCTCATAGGGAAATGTATGAAGCTTATAAAACTGCTGCACTTAGTTTAAAAAATCTCGCACTTAAAGTTTATAATGAAAATAACTAAACAGATATGAATATCAATAGAGATTCTATGCAGAAGGTTGCAGACATTAATAAGCGTTCTATGACAACTCCTGATCTTCGATACAGTGAGTCTACAGAGCGTTGGACTATGAATGAGGAAGTCCAGAGTACTCTTGGACTTGATAACAAGGAAACTGGTCTTGTGATGTATCTTGCGACTGATGATAGTGGACAACAGGTGGTACTTGTTGAAGTTAATGACAAAGAGAATTCAGATTTCTTTACCGGAAAGGGTAATGTATTTACTGCACATAGGCTTGCAGATGCTGTTAGTAGTGAAGACAATCAGTATTCTCTTAAGCCTGTTGACGAAATGGAGAACACATATGCAGTTACTGATTGGGATGGTGAAAGTGAGATTCTTTCAAACCTACCAACTAATGAAGAAGATGATGATGAAAATGAACAGAATCAAATTGAATCTGATTTGAGTGAGTTTGGTGAAACTGTTGATGATCAAGAAGAAGAGTTTGCTGTGTAAATAGATAGTATACAAACTATTATAATAGTGGGCGGGGAATCACTATTTCTAATAACTAATACAATTACAATACTTTATGGCTATTGACATGTCAGTGACAGAAGAAGATATGGAAGAGAGTAATTCTGCTCCAACTCTACGAGAAGGTTATATTGGTCCTGTTGAACTTACTAATCTTGAACGAGATGGACTAGGAGATGATGAAACTCCTGTTCTTCGATTTACCTTTGAAGCTCGTGATGAAGAGCATGTAGGTCAAGAATTTGAACATCTTGAGTGGCCCATTACTCAAGATGATATGGAGACAATTGATGCAAATGGAAACTCTAATGCAGAGATTGCTCTACGTCGAATGGTTCACATGCTATCTCGCCTCCTTGCTGTTGATAAGGATACTATTCGTGAGGATGTTGTTCGACTTCAGGGAGACTCTCTTGAAGAGGCATGGGAGAACCTCCGAACAAATGTTGCGAAGGCTTATCAGAAGTTTGGTACAACTGATGAGACTGTTCATGCAAAGGCTTATGCACGAGAAAGAGGTGGTTATGTGAATGTTAACTTTCCCAAGTATCCTGGATTCATTCGAGTAGTTGGAGAGGATCCAAAGCTTGAGTTTACTTCTTGGGAACGTGAACAGAATCGAGAAGCTGCTCAATTTCTTGCCGAAGGAGCAGATGGAGATGATGAGTTTGTAAGTGATGACGATGAGTTTGACTTTGGAGATGATGATGTTGACTTTTAATCCTGGTTCTTTCTTAGGTAGCTGAGTCCATTAGGGGAGTGGGATGTGAAAGTCCCACTCTCCTTTTTATTTTTGTTGAACAAAATAAAAAGATTCTATGACACATGGAGATGAACCAACCAATCCGGTTAAATATAATGAGAGATCTCAACTTGATGGATTAACCAAAAGAGAATATTTTGCAGCACAAGCTATGAAATCTCTTATTGAGAAAGGTTCTTATAAAGCAACAGAAGATGCTGTAACTTATGCAGATAAGCTTATTGAAGAACTAAATAAGGAATGAAATATGATCTTAAAGTGGATCCTAAAATTGATAAGGAGTATATTCTTTCACGAATATCTCAAGAAGAAATATTTGAATACTATTTAGGAGTTGAAGTTCAAACACATGAACACATTAGAAGTCCTCTCAGAAGAGATCGACATCCTACATGTAACTTTGAGTACTACAAAGGAAAACTTTACTTTATGGATTGGGCTATGTTTGATAGTCCAAAAGATTGTTTTAATTTGGTCATGTATATGTATGACTTAGATTTTTGGGATGCTCTTGAGAAGATAGCTGCTGATCTTGATTTAAGTGATAAGGAAAAAGATAATCAACTACAATTTGAGTTTGAAGCATCTGAATCTGATCCAGAAGATGGGGAATCTCCAACCCTTATAGAAGTAAAAAAGCAACCATTTACAAAGACAGATGCAAATTATTTATCCAAGTATGATATAATCAAAGAGACCTGTGAATACTACAAGGTATTTTCCATTAAAAGAGTATGGTTAAATAAAGATAGTATTTATTCTTATGATAAAGAAGATCCTGCTCTTGGATATTTCTTTGGGTTAAAGAATGGTGTTCAGCAGTGGAAGATTTATTTCTACAAAAGAGATCAACTTAGATTTCTATGTAATACTAACAGAATACAAGGATATCCTCAATTACCTGATGATGGAGATCATTGTGTGATTACAAAGTCTCTTAAGGATGTAATGTCCTTGTATCAATATAATATTTCTGCTATAGCTCCTCAAAGTGAATCCACAATTCCTTCTAAAAGACTTATTAGAGAGCTTAAGGAAAGATTTTCAAATGTGGTGTCACTCTACGACTTTGATAGGACTGGTGTATCAACGGCTAATAGACTTAGGCATAACCATTCTATTCAACCACTATTTCTTACGAATGGTAGATTTGATACTGTAGACTATGGAGCTAAAGATTTTTCAGATTATGTGAAGAGTAACTCAGAAGAAGATGTCGTTAAACTTATTGATAATGCCAAACAAACGATATGAAAGATTCAAAAGAAATTGTAGAACCTGGGGATATATGTGGAGTTACATCATTCCATTTGGCAAGGATTAATTCTGGTGTTGCAGTTGAATGGACTGATAATAGTTTTCAGTATTTTACGATTTGTGATGCTGAAAAGGTACTTAATAGTTATCGTATGAATAGGTATGATTTAGACACTATTGAGGGTTATTTTAAAGAAGTATGGACTGCAAGAAAGTCATATATTCGTGGAAGATGGATGAATAGAAGAGTAGTACCTATTACTCAAGATTGTCTAACAGAAGAAGAACTTAAATATTATAATGCACTAATGAAAATTCATGGAGATACAATCACTAATTAATAGTAAATATGAGAGATGCTAGAGAATATGTAACATCTGGTGATTTAGTTGCTGTTCATTATAGCAGAGTGAGTAAATTAGTTGCCGCAATAGCAAAGCAATGGACTGATAAAACATTTCAATATTTTAGTATAAGTAATTATCTTACACGCAAATATAAGAGAAAAAATGGTAAGACTCCTGGCAATCTGAAAGATTATATTGAATCCCATAGATTTCATCCTAATACATGGACAGAATATATTAGAAGTTTTCCAGAAAGAAGAGTTGTACCAATTAAAGAAGATTATCTAAATCAATATGAAAAAGTTTACTATGATCTACTAAAAGATGAGCTTAATCAATGAGTCAAATTCAACAAATAGAAATTCCAGAATATATCACTAAGATAAAAACTAGTGATGAAATTCAACCTATTTATTATGGGAAATATGATAGCAGAGGCACCAGTAAAACTTGGACTTATGATGATGATCCTGATTCAGACAATAGGAATATGGGATCAGATAAGTATGATCCTATTAGAGAAGAATATGATGGACCTCCTTGGGAACTAGAAGCACCTAAGACAAAGATTTTAAAGCTGCTTAAGGGGAAGTATGATTGGAACTCTCAGGGATATCTTGTTGATGAGAATGGAGATAGATTAGTTTCCAATCCTCGTAGAGCAGGAAAAGCAAGTTATGATTCTATCAGTGGTAATAGAATTATCTCCTCTAATTCCACTGGTCGTCAGGCAAAATACAAGAATAGACTAAAGGACTTTTATAGACCATTTATTGAAGATCAATTAGAACCTATTCCAGATGATAAATTTCCTATTGGAATTGAGTGGGAAGTCTATACAGTACCAGATAGGAATGCTAATCTATTTGATCTAAGCAATCTATGGTTCTATAAAAAGTATTTTGAAGATGTACTCTTTGAAGTAGATCCTCCTATTATCCCTGATGACAATATTAAGTATATCACTTGGCATCAGAAGAAGATTATTCCAGTGAACGAATGGGAAAATAGGAAGTTTATTTTTAAGTTCCTAGAAGACAATAGAAAGGATATTAGTAAAGATGAGTTCTGGAATGATTAACTCTGCAAACAAGTGTTAAAAACTAAAATATTCAAAACATGATACCTGTAGCAATATGAAAGATGTAAAGTTAGATAAACCTCATAGAGATATAGTTTATGCAGAAGATATTAATTTGGATGAGGATTTAGTATTTTTTAGAAAAGATGAACTTATCTATACTCTTTGTAAGGCTTCTGATGGAAAGTATAAATGGATTACTGGAAATGATCATATTTGGGGAAGGGCTAGTGATGAAGTGTTGGATAATGCAATTCTTTTTGCATATGAGGAGGGGGCAAATATTAAGTGTATTAATTCATCAGAATTAGAAGAATTTAAATACTAATAATATGGAAATGAATAGAGATAATTATCGAGACTATGATGCTATTAACTATTCCAAGTTATCTCAACTAGCTAGAAATCCATCTAAGGTAGATGAAGAGAAGGATTGGCATGATGGATTTGCATTTGGTACTTTAGTTGATTACATGTGCTTTAGTCCAGATAAAGTGGATGAAGAGTTTCATGTAAGTCAAGCAGATAGGAAACCTAGTTCTACTGCTAAGGAGTTGGCTGATTGGATTCTCAATAAATCAAACTTACAGTCTCTTAAGGTGGAGAATAATAAAATTGTTGGATATGAAGATGTTGAATATGGTCGCACAAAAGTATCCTTAGATGAGCTATTAGAGGAAGCAGAAGAAGCTGTAGGAAGTTCTACATCATTTGAAAAGTATGGAGGAGTTGATTATCTCAAGGATCAAATTGAATCACAAGATAAACATGTAGTTAGTAGTGAACTATATGAAAAAGCAAAGAGAGCACATCAGACTCTAAAGACTCATAAGTTCACTCGCAGATACTTTGATCCTGATAAAAATATTGAGATTCAATTTCAAGTACCTATTCTCTGGAAGCCTGGATATTATAAGAAAGTTTTTAATGATATTCAGGCTAAGAGTATGCTTGATATTGTAATCTTTGATCATGAGAATAAGACTATTCTTCCTGTAGATCTAAAGACTACAAGTTCTTCTGCTTTCATGTTTGAAAAGAAGATTGTGAAATGGAGATATGATCTACAGGCTTCTTATTATACAGATGGTCTAAGATATAGAGTAGATAATCATAATGAAATTAGTGATTATGATATTCTTCCATTTGAGTTCATTGTAATCAGTTCTAAGAATCTTGAGAAGCCTCTAATCTATCAAATGAGTGAGAATGATTTACTAGTTGGTAGAGAAGGAGGTATTCTATCTTATAGTGGAAGAAGTGTAAAAGGATGGACTGATCTAATTAGAGACTTACTTTGGCATCAGGAGAACAACAAATGGGAGTACTCACGAGAGATTTATGAGAATAATGGTAAAGTTGAAGTAGATATATTTAAATAATATGAGTATTCCAACAACTAATTTTAGTGCTGTAAATGACAACTTTAATAGGACTCATGGTTATAATGGGTCTAGTAAATTACAACATTTAGCTAGAGCTAGAAATGGGTTTAGATACAATTGTAAATACCATCTAGGTAATCTAAAATCAAATCTTAGAGCCTTACTTGGAACTGAATACGAAGATGAATATGAGGAAATGAAAGAAAAGATAGAAGATCTACAAGAAGAATTATATGAAAATGTAGATGAAGTTTGGACCTCCAAAAGAAAAGAGGTTAAAGAGGAGTCATGAGATATTTCCTACATCCCAATGGCACTATTGAGAGAACTCCAGTATCTAAAAGAGATTTCCGTGATGCCTGGATGGGAGCTATAAGAACTGAAAGTAATAGAGGTTATCATAGAATAGAAGATAGAGATTTATATGAGACAACTAAAACCAAAGGATCTAAGGAGTCAACTAGGGGAGTGGGCTAATACTCCCCTTTACAATGAGTTTAATAAAGATTATCTAAGATATCTAAGGAAATATATCAAGAAAAGAAGAAAAGAATCTACTGTTTATCCTGATAGTGAGGATGTTTTTAAAGCCTTTAGACTCTGTTCTCCTAGTGATTTAAAGGTAGTAATCTTAGGACAAGGACCCTATCATGATGGTTCAGCAGATGGTTTAGCTTTCTCCAATGGAGGTAATTACAATAACATTAGTCCATCTCTAAGGAATATATTCAAGGAAATTGAGAATGATATTGGGATGCAAAATGTAGCTCCTGATCCTGATCTTTCTAGATGGGCAGAACAAGGCGTTCTCCTTCTTAACACATGTTTGACTGTGGAGAAGGGAGAAAGTGGTAGTCACCTTCGTATACCCTGTCCAGATGGTGAGAAAAGAGAGTTATGGCAGAGATTTACAAGAAAGGCTATTAAACTGTGCTCTGATATTGATAAGCCTACAGTATTTATGCTGTGGGGTAATTATGCAAAGAGCTATGTAGAAGACACTTTACCTGTCATAGATCCTCTAAAACCAGGAAACAGAGTATTAAGAGCATATCATCCTATTGCAGAAAGCTACGGCCATAGTGGATTTTATAATCAGAATCACTTTAGTCAATGTAATCAATTTCTTAAAGATAAAGATATAGAACCTATTCAATGGCAAATGTAGAACTTGTATCAAAAACAGTACCAAATAAAGAATATATCAAGAAATATTTTGAGAGTATTTCTGATGAAATTGATATTAACAGATGGGAAGAAATTGTTGATGATGTATCAGCAGAGCAATTGATTATTTATATTGCTCGTGTATCATCATCAAGAGATAATAAGTTTGAAGACTATGAAGGACTCCTTAAGTATCTTATTGATAATTCTCACTGGAGTCCTTTTCAAATGGCTGATAATGACTATTGAAATTGAGACTTCAAGAGCTATTGGAAGACAACTAATTAGGCATAGATCCTTTAAATTTCAGGAATTTAGTCAAAGGTATTCTTCTGATATTGAGTTTGAAAACTTTGAACTCAGAGAACAACCTGAAAATAATAGACAGAGTAGCTCAAAAAAGATAAATCCTGTTCTTTGGGGAAGAGAGGATGAAGATACTACTCTCTCAAATCTAGAAACTACAGGAGTCAGAGCGAGAGGGCATGTAAAAAATTTACTTCAAAGAGTCAGTAGTTTGTATAATGATTTAATTGATGCTGGTGTAGCATCTGAAACAGCAAGAATGATTCTTCCTGAATGTACTCAAACTACTCTGTATATGAAAGGATCTGTCAGAAGCTGGATTCATTATCTTGAACTTAGGAGCAAAGAGAATACACAGAAGGAACATAGAGAAGTAGCTAATGAAATTGGTAAAATCTTTCAAGAGGAGTTTCCTGTAACATCAAATGCACTAGATTTTAACTATGTGGAAAAAGATTAAAGCTATTTTACATTTTATTCCAGGTGTACATTTTTATAGAAAATGGAGTAGGCCAAAACAAGGTATATATACAGACACTGAAAGTACTTTTAAGTGGCAGAGTACTACATGCAAGATCTGTGGAAAATATAAGGAGAGAAAGGTATGAAAGTAACAATTGATAAGGTAAAACAAGCTTATAAAAAGGCTAAGGATACAGGAATGTTTTGGGAATTTCATCCAGAAATGACTGGAGAATGGCAAAAGGATAAAGATGACTATATTGAATTTGTAGAAGAGCACTGGAATTGGAATTTAATAGATGAATCATCTTAATAATGTGGAAATTCTGGAATGAGAAAAACAGAGATGAAAATCTAGATAGGAATGATGCCTTTAGTATAGGACAACAAGTTTATTATATGCAAGATAATAGTATTAAGAAAGGTGAAGTAATGACTGTTGGAATTAAAGAAAAAAGTAGTGGGTCAATAATTAAGTATAGTATTTCTGGTCAGAACTATAATGATATGATTCCTCACAAAAGAGTATCTGAAAATAAGCAATCACTTATAGAATCAAGATCTTATGACTAATATGATTTGGGATCTTAGAGATAAACTTACAGGATATATTGTTTACAATGAGTTTGCTAGCAATCTTGCATTATCACTAATGACATTTACTCTTCTTAGTGCATTAATTGCAATTGCACTAGGAACTACAGAAATTAATTTAGCATTTCCATTTTTCTTTTCTGGATTTGTATTCGTTGCTCTCAGTTCATTTGATTTGATTAAGAGGTATGGATAAACATACTTATGTATTTGTAGCTTCTGTGGATACAGAAGAGACTGGTTTTAGATGGTTAGAGTTATTTAACGAAGAATGGACTATGACTTCTGATTTATGTCAGGCAACAACTTGTCCAATTGTCTCTGATCTTAGGAGAGATCTAGAAAAAGATGAAATTACTGATTATACTATTCATCCAGTGAAGCTTAGTGTAATGGAATAATAAATTAATATAATATAATGAAATTAGGAAACGCGACGGATACAAAAGTTCAAGGATCGGAAGAGTTTGATTCTCATGATTTTCAGATTAGCAGTGATCAATCTGCTCATATTTTTAGGATGCTAACAAGCTATTCTGATCCTATTGCTTCTGTTGTCAGAGAAATTACAAGTAATTGTTTTGATTCACATGAAAGAGCAAGTGTTGATAGAGATGTAGTTGTCGAGATGACAAGAGGAAGTAAGCTTGAGGGGACTGATGCTGAAATCAGATTTAAGGACTTTGGTGTTGGTCTTCCTCCAGATGAAGTTAAGGAGATCTTTACTGTTCTTGGTGAGTCTACCAAGAGGGAGACTAATGCAGAAATGGGAGCCTTCGGCATCGGAGCTAAGAGTCCTTTTGGATACATTAGAGAAAAAGATCTTGGAGGATATACTGTAGATACTTGGGTTGATGGTACTCACTGGCAGTACTTTTTAACTGAAGGTCAGGAAGGTCCACAAATGACAGAGCTTCTTAAGGAGTCCTCTGATCGTACAAGTGGAACTACTGTTACAGTACCTATTGCAGATGGAGACTTTTATAGTTTCAAGCGTGCTCTTAGAAGTGAGCTTGCATACTTTGATAACATCACCTTTGAAGTTAATAGTGTTAGTAGTGACTATACTATTTACAGAGGAGAGAACTTCATCTATAGACCCGATGAAAGTCCTTATGATGAAGTTCATGCCTGCTTTGGTAAGGTAGCCTATCCACTAGACTTTGATATACTTGATTGGGATACTGGTGGAAGATATAGTACATCTAAAGTAAATGCTCCTGTTGGTCTTCTTTTTGATATTGGAGAAATCCAAGTTGTACCCAATAGAGAGAATATTAACTATACTGATAAGACTATTCAGGCTATTGATAACAAGCTTGATGCTGCAAGGAAGGAATTTCAAGAGATGTGGGATAATGCTCACAAGGGAATTAAGAGTATTGAAGATCTAATTAATGCTCGTCAAAGTAAGTCAGATACAATGATCTTCATCAATGAAGATGTATCTGTTCCCTACTGTGATCAGTTACTTCCTGATAATAGTATTAAGATGGACAAGTTTAGTGTCCAACCCCCAAGAGATATTTTTTATAACTACGATATTTACAAGTCTGTAGATGAAGATGGATATGTAAATAGTAATGCAAAAACACCAAACTTTAATGATTGTATTGGTGCCTACTCTGATCAAACATATCTAGTGGAGACTAAATATAGCTCCAAGAAGAATAGATATATTGCATCCAGATTTGGAGAGGGGCATATAAGAAACTTCTATCTTGCTAAGAAAAGGATGCATGATTCGGCAAAACCAAAGTATGTTATTGATGATCCAGCAGAGGATGATTGGGATAAAGATGATGCCGATGATCCTTTTAGTAGATCTAAACCTCCTCTTGACAATTGCGAAAAGCCTGAACTACACAAAACAAGAGGAAGATATGATAGGAATTGGAAGTTTAGAAATGATGGCAGACCAGAGTATGATGAAATTACTGAAAGTCAACTGAAGGAAGTTCAAGAATTTGAATCTATGGTTGATAAGTATGTAGAAGATGAACTTAAAGATTACTCTGAATATGAACCATCAGAAGACTTTGAAGAGTGGGAGAAGAAAAAGAAGAAACAGAAGCAGAAGAATAAAGAGAAAAAGAATGAGAACCAATTTCCTATTAAGATCATCGAGAAGTCTGGTTCTTATGATGAAGATTACAAGTGGAAAATGGATGACATGAAATATGATAATCTTAATGATTCCACTCTTTATGTATATGGCTTCCAGAAGCATAGTGATGATCTCCTAAATCTTGCTCCTATTATCTACTCTAATGATAACTTCTTTTCTTCTGGCCCAAGAAGTTATAGTACTGGAACTATTAAACGTCAAAGAGTTGCTGTTCTTAAGATAGCAATGAAGAGAGAATATCTATTTGAGGATCTTGATAATGCCTATCATATTGATGACTTCACAGATGGACATAAGGTTATCAATAGGGCTTTTCATGCTGAATATATTAAAGGTGTTGTAGGATATAGTAGTAGAGATTCAGGATATAAACTACTTAAATTTTTATATCCTAAGATTGATGATCTTAGAAAAGAGATGTTAAATTTTGCTAATAAGTATAGAGGTATTATAAATCCCTTTGATCAAGATAGGTATGGAGTAGATGTTGATGATAAGACTATTAAGAATTGGAAGTATTCAGAAGATCAAATTAAACTTATTGATGCTGCAGATGAAGCTATTAAAGACCAACTTCCTCTGATTGAAGGATCAAAAATCTCATTTAATGATGAAGATGTGATGGATGAATTTAAAGTCTATATGAAGGCAAAGAATCTTATTCATCCCCGTCTTTGGTGTAAGAGAGAAGGAATTATTGAATAACTCTTTATGTGTGAGGGGATCCATTTCCTCTCACACATGTTGGTATACCACATGTAAATAGAATAAAAACAAGTACATAGCTATGGATGAATTTCCAAGTGTGAGATTCCAGCGTGCTGGAGACCAATTTATTACTGTTATTCTGAGGTACAGTAATGGCACAACTTCCTCAGAAACTTATCGAAAGCGTGAGAATGTTGAAGATATTGCAGAAGCTGCAAAAGAGTATGAGTCTACTAGGAAGGAATATGAGAATACTGATAGTCTAAATCAGACACTAGGATTTAGGGAAGAGGTTGAAGAAGCTTATGATAATCTACTTCAGCTTGTAGAGCCTTACAAGAGATTTGAAGTCCAAGGTATTCTTGAAAAGGATAATCAAGGAAATTATTTCCTTGGTGGATACAATACTCCTATTCCTGAGACAATGGCTGATCTTATTGTTGAACATCAGGAAGCAGGATTGGATATTGATCATCTTGTAGAGTTTTGGAAGAAGTGTCTTCTTAATCCTAATGATCAGGCTAGAGAGGATCTGTTTAAGTATATCAATAATCATGGTATTGTGATTACTGATAATGGATACATGGTTCTCTATAAGGCTGTGACTACTAAGAATAAGAGAGTACCAGATGATGATCTTGCTCAGTTTGTTGGTGCTGAATATCTAAAGAGAAAGAATTGGGGTAAGAATCCAGCAGATTATTATGTATATGAGGCAGAAGAAGAGATTATACTTCCAAATAATCATACAGTAGAAGGTTTATTTGTAAGCAAAATGCCTGCTCTACGAATTAGAGATGATGTATCTGTATCCGAACCTAATGGAAATGGTTGGACAGTAAAGCAAGTTGTCAATCGTCTTGGTACATTGGAAGAGCTTCATGATGATGTAAATCAGCTATCTCGTGAATCAGAGACAGTTTATACTGACAAGCATACTCAAACATTTGAGTATAATCTTGGAGAGGCTCATAGTATGCCAAGAGAAGAGTGTGATAGTAATCCATCAAGAGGCTGTTCTAGAGGTCTCCATTGTGGTAGCTATGACTATGTGAAGAATTTTGGACACTCTCCTAGTAGAGATGTTATTCAGGCTGTTCTAGTTAATCCTATGCATGTTGTTGCTATTCCTCATCATGATAGTTCTAAGATTCGTACATGTGAGTTTTATGCATATGGAATCATGGAGAGGGATGAGGATGGTGTATGGCATGAACTAGAGACTGAATACTTTGAGGAGGATTATGAGGCTCATGAGGAAGAAGATCTTGAAGAACGTCTTAGTGAGATTAGTGGTAGTTTAGTTGTACAAGATAGTGATCTTGAAGAAGATCAAGTCAATGCTGCTCAAGATCGTCTAGTTGACCTTCGTAATAACTAAATAAGTTATAAAAGGTAGGTGTGAAATTGAGTAGCACCTACCTTATTTATATCTATGTCAAAAACTAAATGGAGGGTGGATAAGGAAGAATATTTTGGTCAATACTGGAATGAGTATGACACCTATGGAAGTAAGAAAGTAGCTAAAGAACAGTTTGATAGATTAGAGACAGCTAGACTTGTTAAAATAGAAGAGACTGTTGTAGATAAGAAAGGTAAACTAACATCAAATAAATCAAATGAGATATGAGTAAAACAAGTCCAATTAAGAGAGAGGTATCATCTGTATTAATGCATTTTGAAGACTATACATCAGGAGATGAAGATGAAAACTTTGCACAGGTTACTGAATGGATTAATGGAGAAGGAATTGATGTAGCTTTTGGAGATAGACAAACTATTTCTTTAAGTTATTCTCAATATAGAGCACTTCGTAAGATTGTAGATACAAATTTTATTAAACAATAGTGGAGGTAATTGAACCTTGGAAGACTTCAAATATAAAGAGTAAATTAGATGATGGAAAGGAAATTACTGATGATGAATTAGACAATATAATTCATTTTTGGTCTTATATAAATGATGTAGCTGTAAACTTTAACTATAATCTTTTGATGAAGGAGAGTAATAGAAAAGTTCAAAAATATAGTAGAATAAAAGCTAATAGATAAAATGGCTAAAGATAAACTTCTTGTAGATATTGAATGCTGTCACAAGGATGCTGAATTACCTGAATACCAGAATGAAGGAGATGCTGGAATGGATCTTAAGGCTGTTGAGAAAATTAAAGACACATATTCTCGACTTTGGTTTAGAACTGGATTAAAGATTGCTATTCCAAGAGGATATGTTGGATTAATTTATCCAAGATCATCTATTACAGAAACAAATCTAGAATTAGGAAACTCTGTCGGAGTTATTGACTCTGGATATAGAGGGGAAATTGAAGTTAGATTTAATAAGAATTCAGAAGTTGGCTCAACTTATCAGGGGTATAGTGTGGGTGACAGAGTAGCCCAACTTATTATCATGCCTTATCCAAGTGTTGAATTTCTTGAAGTTAATAGTCTTAATTTTGATAGTGATAGGGGTTCTCAAGGATTTGGATCTACTGATGATAAATAATGAAAGATCAATTTAGTTACTTAGAGGTGGAAATAGAAGAAAATAGAAAAGATGAAGAGTCAAATTATATCTGTATTAGATTTTCTCTTTATGATGAAGATGATTTAGAATTTATTGATCAATATGATTTTCATATTACATATAATGAATGGCAACCTGATCATAAAATTGGTTTTTACTTTGAAGATGTGTATATAGCAAATGAGATTGCTAAAGAGATTGAAAGAATGCAGTTTGATAGATCTAGAGGAGAAGAATCTTCTACAGATAGAGTTGGATATTTTGGAATGTTAGTTTCTGCACTTCATCAATTTGTATATTAATAAATATGAAATGGAAAGTATATAGAGATGCTGGAAGTGGTAAAGCAGTAGTTGGAGAATATGAAAGTGATAATGCAAAAAGAGTTGATAGTTTTTTGTGGTTGTTTGATTACACAAAAAATGATGAAGATATTAAAACTGTTGCCTATATTCCCTTGAATAAATACATTGTTGAAAGAGTATGAAATATAGACTTGTATTTACTGATCTTAGGAGTAATAATTCTATTATTAGTGCTGTATATGAAACTGATGGTTCCAAAGAAGATATGAGAGACTATTATATGGATCTTCTAGAAAGAGGTGCTATTGTACTATCTCTACAGAGAAAGACTGGAAGTGAAGTAGTTATTGGAAGTGAATCTGTATCTAATGGAATGATTGAGATTAAAGAGGTAGATAAATAATATGAATAAAATCAAAGGCTTCTTATGGTTTTATTTCTTCACATCTTTAATATGTATTTCTGCTCTTCTAATGTTTAACTCTCAAAAGTCATCTACAATATCTGATCTAAAGGATGTTAATCAAAATCTAGAATACAAAAATACATATCTATCTGAAAGACTATCTCAAACTAAAGATAGTCTAAAATATGCAACTTCAGAGGATGTTCTTTGGCTATCAAGAATTCTTTACACAGAAACAGGTAAGCCTCTGGAGATGTACTATATTGCCCATGTAGTCAAAAACAGGGTTGAGACATGTTATAATGGAGAGTGTAGCTATAAGAGAGTTGCACTTGATCCCTATGAGTTCTCAGCATTTAATCCTGATAGAGAACTTAGATGGTACTATGCAAAGATGAATAGGGATAATGTCTACAATCCTGGTAAATGGGCTGCTGCTAAACAAGTAGCTCTTGATGTTTATATGAGTCCTTATGATCCAACTCAGGGTGGAACTCATTTCTTTTCTCAAGTAGGAATGCCAAATGGAGAATTTCCACATTGGGCTTATCATGGAGAAGAGATAGAACTTTCAACCGTATCTGAAAAGAGACTTAGAATTTATAAAAACGTAGACTAACTATATTATTATAACAAAAACAAGAGGTGATTAACCATTCCTAGATATAAATATCGAAATGAAGAAGGAGAAGAATTTATTCTAACACATTCTGTAGAGGAATTACCACTTGAAGAGCATCCTGAAACAGGAGAACCTATTGAAAGAATATTTGATAGTGATAGTATTCTATTTAAATTTAAGGGGACTGGATTCCATAGCACTGACTACAACGATCATGGTCCCAAAGAAGATGATGTAATGGAAAATAAGGCAGATCCAGATAAGAAGACACATAACTATAAATAAAAATGTATAAATTATACAAAGTAGATTTTCCATCTGTTTATATTACTGCTCAGAGTGATGAGGATGCAGAGGACTTTTTAAATTCTGAACTTAATGATTGTCCTTTTGTATCTGATTTGGAAAATTATACACTCTCTCCAGTAACAAAAGAAGATGATATTAAATATGATACTATAGATACAGAAGAATATCTTCCTTATGGACAACCAGACGGAATGGAAATGTCAGCTAAACAACTGTTAAAGGTATCTAAACTAGTTAAGGATTTAAGTAATGAACAACTTGTACTTCTAAAAGACCTACTAAAACATGAGTGATAAAGTATATAAGATTCTGAATATGGTTGTTGTAATTGGAATAGTTAGTGTATACTTCAGTATAGAAAGCAATATGGAAATCATTGCATTTGCTTCTATAATTATTGCAATGGAGATGGTGTTTATCGGAGATAGAATAAGATCACTTAATAAATAAAATATAATATGAGACAACAGACTGCACTTGAATATTTTAATGGAGATAATCTTCCAGCAGATACATGGAGGAGTAAGTATGCATTAACTAATCTGGATGATGAAGTACTTGAAGATAATCCAGATGAAATGCATAAGAGAATGGCTAAGGAGTTCTCTAGAATTAGTGACAAGTATGGAGAGAGAGAACATAAGTATAATCTTTCTAAATATGGTCAAACAAGAGGACTTCTATCAGAAGATAAAGCTTATCATCTCTTTGAGGATTTCAAGCGTATTATCCCTCAAGGATCTATTATGTCTGCTTTGGGAGATAAATATAGACCACAAAGTTTAAGTAATTGTGTTATCTTATCTCCCCCATATGATTCCTATTCTGGAATTTCTTTTAACGACGAGCAGATAGTTCAGCTTGCGAAAAGACGCTGCGGAATTGGTTTTGACATTAGTACACTAAGACCAAAGGGAGCAACTGTAAAGAATGCAGCTAAGACTACTAGTGGTGCTGTAAGCTTTGTAAAAAGGTTTAGTGACTCAACTAATGAAGTAGCCCAGCGAGGTCGAAGAGGAGCTTTGATGATCTCTCTTGATTGTCGTCATCCAGATGTAATGGAGTTTATTAAACTAAAGGATGCATCTGATAAGGTGACTGGGGCTAATATTTCTGTCAGATGGAGAGATGATTTTGTTAATGCTGCAAAGAATAATGAAAAATATACTCTTAGATATCCGGTAGAAAGTACTCCAGAAGAAGCAGAATTTACTAAGGAAGTTGATGCTTCTTATATTTGGACTCAAGCAGCTAAGTATGCTCATGGATATGATCAAGATAAAGAAGAAAATAGTACTAATTTTGGTGGAGATCCTGGTTGTATGTTTATTAATAGAATGAGAGAATATGCAACTGGAACTGGTTATCCAAATGTTCAAATTACAAGCACGAACCCGTGTGCGGAAATAGGTACGCAAGATAATGATAGTTGTAGATTGATTGCACTCAATTTTATGAGTGCTGTTCAACAACCATTTAAGAATAACTCTAGAATTAACTATCAAACTATTGAAAAGCTTGCTTATGAGCAGCAGGTTCTTCTAGATAATCTTATTGATCTTGAAATTGAGCATATTGATAGAATTATAAATAAGATCAAAAATGATGATGAACCCGAGTGGTTAAAAAGTAGAGAACTTAGAACATGGAATAATCTAAAAGAGAATGCTATTAACTATCGAAGAACAGGAGGAGGATTTACTGCTCTAGGTGATGCTCTTGCTGCTGTTGGAGTTGAGTATGGATCAGATGAAGGCAATAGGGTGACTGAAAAAATGATGAGAGCTAAGTTTAGAGGAGAATGGAATGCTTCTATTGACATGGCTATTGAAAGAGGACCATTTCCTGAATGGTCTCCTGAATATGATGATACTGAATTCTTTGATATGATGGAGGAGGAGTTTCCAGAGATTTATGAGAGAAATATGGAATATGGAAGACGTAATATTTCACTTTCAACAGTTGCTCCAACGGGATCTGTTAGTTTGCTTGCTAACATTAATGGAGAATATGGAACTACATCAGGAATTGAACCTGTCTTTTCAACAGAAGAAAATCAGTTCTGGCATGTAAGGAATAAGAAGCTTAAGGAAGACTCTGAGGAATATGATTATGTAGGAGATGATGGAGAAAAGTATAAGCAGTATAGAGTCTTTCATGAAGGATTTAGACAGTGGTTAAATAACTATGAAACTGATGAAAGTTTTGAGCCTAGTGATCTAACCGAGGAAGAACTTAAAAATCTTGCTAAAAAGTCTCCTTATATATCTGCCGCTGGACTTGAAGTAGAAGACAGAATTAAGCTCCAAAGTATAGTGCAGAAGTACACATCTCATTCCATCAGCTCGACTTTAAATTTACCTGAAGATTCTCACTGGAAAGACACCTTAGATATCTACCAAAAAGGATATGAATTAGGACTAAAGGGAGTTACTATCTTTAGAACAGGATGTAAGAGAGGGGTTCTTCAGGCTAATATGGATGAAGAGGGAGATGGAAGAGGAGAACAAATTGAATACCATGATGCTCCTGAGAGACCAAAGGAGCTAGAAGCAGATTTATATCAACCTAGAGATAAATGGCTTATAGCTATTGGTAAGCTAGATGGTAAACCTTATGAAGTATTTGCTCTTAGGGAAGAGGAGTTGCCTAGTGAATTTCCTGAGGCATATCTAATAAAATCTGATTCTAGGAATTATAGCCTAACTAGTAAGGGAGAATCCTTTATTAATGATATTCTCCAATATACTCCATCTTCTGATGTAGATGTACTAACTAGATTTACATCACAACTCATGAGACATGGGGTAAAGATGGATTATATTGTTGAACAAGTTAGAAAGGCTGATATTACAATTAATGACTTTTCCAAGATTCTAGGAGATGTACTTGCTCAGTATACAAGTGAAGAATATTCAATGAGTTGTGAAAACTGTGGAAGTGAGAATCTTGCCTATCAGGAAGGTTGTATGACTTGTCTTGAATGTGGCAGTTCACACTGCGGTTAATATACTATAGGGGATGTGCTTCACATCCCCTTTTTTATCATCAGCATAAATTATAATAAAATAATACAAGTAATAAAATGACTAGAGAAGACTATAATAGAATTTATAGAGCAGTATTTACTACAGCTAATGTTGGAGAAGTGAATGAAGATATTGGAAAAAGTCTTATTGACAAAGTATCTGCTATGAGAACTGGGGAAGATGTAGAATTAAATCATGATGAAGCTTATTTGCTTGATAGAATGAAAATGGTTTATATTTCAGTATTTGGAGAACCACTTATTCAGGATGAAAATACAGAAGAACTTCTTTACTCCTGAAGAATTCTATCACTTGCCCACTTAACAGTATTCATCTGTTTAATTACAGGCATAGCTCCAGACCATTTCCAGGCAGGACTCTCTCCCTGATAATCTTCTTTGGATAGGGCTTCATAGGTCTGGTACATAGCCTTTTCATAGTCCATATAAACTCCGGTAGCAGGAATTGGGTTCTTTGCAAGTTGTATTTGAGCACCAGGATTCATCCAAAGGGAAAGGTCCTGTCCAAGCATAATGAGATTATTCATAACTAGCTTTTTAGCCATTGTAGGCTCATCATCCTCATCCACACTTGCAGAGAGTCCAAGAATGGCTGCACTAATCATAGCTATAAGTTCCATTTCTCTTGCTGTTCTTCTAACATTAGCAGCCTGATTTTCAGTTAGACTATTTTCAGTTCCACCAACACCCGGTAGAGTTTCTAACATAACCTTTAGAGTTTCTCCAAATCCATTATCTTTTAGAGATCTTCCTGTGTCTCTATAAGTTCCTGTTACCTCTCTACCAAGGTGTTGGTCATATCTTGTCTTCTGCCATCTGTAAGCTACTAGTTCAGGAATCCAAGTTCTAAACATGGAAATAAGTCTACCAAGAGCAAATCTTTTAAGTCTTTGATCTGAGTCTTGAGCATAGTCACCGTGAATAGAGTTATTAAGTTGAATAACCTTATTTCTAAATTGTACAAATTTACTTCCCTCATCAACATCTTCTAACTGATTTCCAGGCTCCCATTCACCAGGATCACCAAACTCATCTCTTTTCCAATTTCCATTTTTATCATATGCTTCCCATAGGCTTCTTTCATTTCCTTGAATATCCGTAACAGTTTCATGAAGCATTGAGGCAATCATTGTAACCCCCTGTCCAACAAACTCCGTTCTATTCTGAATAATGTAGGGATCAATGCCATCAAATTTTCTATCATCACCAACCTTAATATCTGCTGTCTCAAATAGAATAGAAAAGTTTGACATAAGAGCACTAACTTTTCCTCTTCTATTTGCTAGATCTTTCATGAAGATTCCAAGACCGTTGATAAAGTTAGAATCATTAAACTCTTGACCTCCCGCTGCATGAATAAGACCACCAGCAAGAGCATGACCAATGTTTCTAATACCAGCAAAGAAGTTGAATCCCATTCCCTTCATCTGACCATATGGGAGAAGGGAATTATCAATAAGCTTAGACCATACTAGAGGCTTTCCTCCAAGCTCATCATATTCCTCTTGTAGCTCACTTAGTCTTTCATTATATTTCTCTACACTAATATCACCATCTTGAAACTGCTCTTCTAACTTGTCTCTCTCGTTTCTAAGTTCTTTCTTTCTTCTCCTAGTCTTGAGGCTATTAAGAGGATTAGTTGTAAGGTTAGATAGATAGCTTGACTCTCCTTCATTCTGTTTTCTACTAATACCATATACCAAATGATTAATCTCTGACTCCACCTTATTCTGAAGCTTTACAGGACCCTCTCTGCTTACAAGATCTCCATTACTATCAACTGTATTAGCCTCTTCAATCATTGCATATGCAAGCTCAGACATAGCACTAACATCAGTCATATTCTTGTAATTAAGGCCCATAGCAGTGAACATCTGAAGAGCTTTAATTGGATCAAGAGAAAGATCTTTGTTGATTTGCTCCTGATATTGATTTTCTGTAATCTCCCCCTCTTCAAGCTTTCTCTGAAGAGTTTCTTTTCTATCAAAATAAGGATGTTCTATAAATCTCACAGGAACTTTATCTCTATCTGCTGGAGATCCAAATGCAGTAGTATCAATCTCATCTGCTTCTTCCTGTATTTCGGGAAAGAGTTCATCCTTTGCATCCATATTACGGATGTTATCCATAAAATCTCTAAGCATATTCTTTCCTGCATAAAATGCACCATTAAATCTAAACTGTTCAAGAAAACTCTTCTTCACCTTCGGTAGAAAGGTCTCATCAAGTGTTTTTGTATCCTGTGCAGGAAGCCAACTAGATACCTTATTAATTGTGTCAGTATAATAGTGCCAAAAGTCCTTTTCTCTTTCACTTAGTTCTTTCCACGCATCACTGTAGTTGTCTGCATCGGCTTCAGGAAGAGAATATGTATGTTCAAATCCTTCATTGAATAGATACTGAATACTATCATTCTCAATTCTATCTTCATAGTATCTAAATGGACTATTTCTCCTTCTCCACTTAGCCATTTGAACATCTCCCCACTGTTGAGGAGTAGCATTTTCTCCTACCTCATTAAGCTGTTCCTGTGTAAGACCATCTGCAATTTGAGACTGAATATATTGCTCATGTTCTCTTTCTCTTTTACGATAATCAGCAAGCTTAGACTTTGCATTTTCAATAGCAAATTCTACTCTCTCAGAATCAATTCCTTTGTCAATAAGCTCTTGCTTATATTCTTTTTCTTCTTCAGTAAGATCTGCTGTATTTTCAGATAGTCTATTTGGATTAATGAGAATCTCAATCTCATTTAGCTTCTTATAGAGTCCTTTCTTAAGTCTCTTTCTCATTCTTCTAGATTCATCAGGATCCTTCTTGAATGCTTCTTCTCTCTTATTATAATATTCTGTTTTAATTTCACTTCTTTTTTGGTAATACTTTTTAGAATATGGACTAATAAGCTCCGGTAGCTTATTTCCATTCTCATCTTCTCTAAGAATAACTTTGGGGTCTATGTCTTCTTCAAACTCATTTAGTGTTTCTTGAAGATCCTGAATAGTTGAGTCTTCTTTTCTACTTGCATTAATGGTAATCTCTCTAATGAATTGTGTAATCTTTTGATCAACATGAGAGATATTAAAGAAGTTTTCCTTAAGTGTACCAATATCTTCTAATCTAGTAAGCTCTTCTCTATCTACAGGTCTGCCAATCTTTTGCTCAATGTAGTCTTCCATTGAATCAAGTGTTATATCTACAATCCTATCAACCTTCTTATCTGCTTCTTTACCAATTTCAGAAAAAGCTTGCTTGTAAGGGTCTATATTATCTCCACTACTAGTTCTCTGACTCTCTGAAAGGAATTGATATGTATTATCTGTATCCCACATATGTCTTACCATACGATATCCAAGAAGAAGCATTCGGGGATGAGAGTCTTCATCAAGAGTATCAACCCAATCAAGTTGTCTCTCTGCTGCTTGTCTTACAGCATGAACTTTTGTGTCAACATCTCGTCCATGAATATCTCCAATATCCTCTTTAAGTCTCCTGATTTGAGACTTAATAGTATTTAACTCCTGTTCAGACAATCCTGAATTAATCTGCTTCTCAAGAAAGTTAACTGCTCCTTCTAGTTGACTTGTAACGTGATCAGCAACATCATCTTGAACCTCTCTCTGATTAAATCCAGAAGGACCTTTTTCATATCTTACATTCTCATATCCTTCAAAAAAGTTAGTTTCATGTAGAGCAGATAGAGTAGGTTCACCTTGATCATTTAGCTTTTCATTACTAAAGCTTGTATCTATTGCATCAAGATATACCTTAAATGCTCTTTCCTGATCTCCAGTAACTCTTAGAAGTTGTCCAAATAACTTAGATACTTCTCCATTTGGAGCAACTGTATACTGTATCTTACAATCTGCCATATTTATTTAGCATTTTGTTTGGAATCTATTTCTATTCTGATCAAATATCTCTTTCTGTCTATCAGAGAGTGTACTTCTAAGCTCACCAATGGTTTTGTCAAGACCCATCTGTTGTTCAAGAGGTTCGCTTTGATCAAATCCTTCATCACCTTCAAAGTATTCATTCATCTTATCCTCAAACTCCTGCTGTGCCTCTTCCTCACTTTCAATATCTCCTTCGTCATTAGTAAACATATCAAGTTGCTTCTGAAATTCTTTTTCAGCTTCCTCCTTTGTCTCTATATTTTGTTCAGATCTTTCAGATTCTGAAACAGACTCAGGGTTATCGCTAACACTATCTCTTGCTTTTACAGTCTCAATAAGGTTAAGAGTATTCTCAATAGTGAGTCTAAGGGAAGAGTTTTCAGCTACATCAAATCCAGAAGCTTCAATTACACCCTCTATAATATCTTGAAGTGTATTAATAATTTGCTCTAGTAGAGAGGCACTTTCACTACCAATCTTTACACTATTAAGCCACTTCTGACCATCTTTGTTAGCAATTCCATAAGCAAGAAATTCCATGAAGTCATAGCTTCCATCTTCATTTATAATATTTCTTCTAAGCCTTTTACTCATCTTGCTCTTTCCTCTCTCTACAGCCTTATCCATGAGACCTTCAAGATTTTCTATAAGCTTCTGTTCTCTTTCTGTACGTTCAGACTTATTCTTATTATATACTTCATATGTCTGCTTATGAATCCATTCATGTAGAATAGTTCTTGCAATATACTCATCACTCTTATCAGAAAGAGCATCTTTATTTAGATAAAAGACATTGGGAGTAGAGGTCTCAAATCTTGCTTCGCTATCTGTATTAAATGCTTTTTGCATTTCCTCATTACTATAGAATCTAACTGAGAAGTTTGTATCAATAGCTTCTACAAACTCTAGCATTTCTATTGTATAGTGATCATCTACATGATCTTTTACAGACTGATAGTATTGACTAAATGATACCTTGTCCTTTTCATTAATAGCATTACTAAGTCTAATTGCAGAATCATAAGCACCTCTAGTAGCCTCTCTATCATCAGAAAATGGATTATGATCTAACCTACTTTGATTATCTTCAAGATGACTAGACTGATAGGTTTTATCCTTATTAGGATTATATTCTTTCATCCTTGCTCCCTTACCAAGAGTGTCAATTTCATAGTAAGTAGAAGTACCTAATTGTTTATAAAGTCTCCACTTATCACTATCTCTAAGACTTAGATATTCATATTTACCTACCAGACCAGATTTAGGAGTCTCTTCAAAGAGAGTTGGAATATCATTAGGATTAATATCTAGTTTTATTAGATTCTTATCAGATTGATGGTTTCTAATAATATTTACTTCACTATCAGTAAGTTGTCTAGCATCTGTAGGATTATGCTGATAGTACTGTTCTTTAAATCTTACAGATGTTTCCATATTGTTTGAGAAGTCAAATTCATCAATTGACTCCTTAAGTCCTTCTTGAATTAGATATCCAAGAGGTACTTTATTGTGAAATGATGTTGGAGATTGAACACCACCAGATACAAGAAAAGTATACTTTACAAGATCCTCTGCGAGTTGTCTGATAACATCATCATCAGATGTTAGCATACCTGCAAAGTCTTGAATAACTCTGATCTCATCAGTACGATCACCCTTATCAGCAGAGTATCTTACAGTAGCAATATCATCTTCAGAATTTGGAGTCTCTACTCTAAGCCTATTCAGAAAGAAATTAGTTACATTCTTCTCATCTCTTACATCCTTAACCTTCTGAGCAATATTGTTCTCTCCAAATAGTAACCTACTTCTCTCCCCCTCTACTGTAAATCCTTCAGTATTAAGCATACCATCGGATGCAAATACAAAGGATCTAAGCTCTCTAAACACACTTAAAGCCTTATCAGGAGAGATACCGTTATCTGTCTGCTCGTCCATTTCATTCTTCACTGCATCAAATACAGCAGAATCATAGTGAAATAGATCCCCATAAAGCTTATGAGCAAGAACAAATGAATTATGAGCAGCGGCACCCCATTCAGTCAGAGAACCATCAGATTCTCTGATAGCATCAGTAGTATTAGCAAATATAGGATTCTTGCTAAGATTATTAAGACTCTGAACCTTGTCTTTAGAATGCATGAGACTCTTGCCGGGACCATTTCTATTTCCCCAATTAACAGTCCCCTGAATACTACTCAAAGCCTTTGAAATTTGATAGAGTCCGAGATAGGCATCAATTACATCTCTCTGAGTCTTAACAAACTCGTCTTCTGTACTATCAAAAGGTTGCTGCAATGCATTTGTAAGGGAGGTTATATCGGGAATTTGAGCACTAACAACCTTCTCATTCATTTTTTCCTCACGAACTCTTTCAACGCTATCAACTATTTCATCATATGCATCTCTATCTATCTTCTGATTTTCACCAGCTTTAGACTCTGCATAATTCATTGCAAGTCTCTTTAGAACATTGCCTATAGCAGTCTCTTGGTTATCACCACTAATAAACTCATCATTTATCTGTGATTCAAGTCTATTAATTTCTTCATCAATTTCCTTAATTGCTGGTTGTGCAAAGAATCTTGCAAGCTGTTTAAGAGGAATACCTTGCTCCGAATCATTAAGCATTGCAAGAGCACTAATTACAGTAGCAGTATTTGTTGTTGCATTGATTTTATCAAGAATAAGCTCCTTAGCGTTGTCAAGAGCGGAGTTTTGAAGCTGTTCAAGAACTCCAGCAATAGATGATACGGAACCATCAGGCATTTTTACTTCAGCATTAGTACCACCAATTCTATTTAGTTCCTTAGTGCCTTCTTCAGTTTTGTATCTAACAACTCTCTCTACAGTTTTAGATCCCCTTTCTCCTTCTTTATTTATAGATCCTACCATGTCTTGAGGATAAAGCTCAAGCATTGCATTCAGGTTGGAATAGTTGGAAAATATTCCAATTAACTTATTTCCAGCTTGCTGATTATTATGATCTTCTACCTGTTGATGAGGACTAAGAAAGTCTGTTCTTTCACTAGCTCCAGGTTTCATTTCCTCTATACGATCAGCTTCATTGGAAAGATATGGAGCATCTAGAGGACGAATAATCTGTGGCATTACTTCTGGATGTGTAAGAACTTCCCAATGAAGATCCTTATACTTCTGTTTAACCTGTTTAAGTTCATCAAAGTTTGAATCTCCAGCACTAGTCTTTGCAAGTCTACCATCAGGAGTAATTGTATATCTATACTCATATGTGTTCATCTTATCAACATCAAAGTCTGAACCCATCTGAGTGACTGTTTCATCAGACACAACCATAAGTTTGTTAAAATACTTATGATTAGTCTTATCATTAGCTTGAGAAGGGGGTAGAAATCCTACGATCTCAATGGGCATTGCTGAAGACTTGCTTTGGTGAGGAAGTCTCGCTCCAATCATCTTCCTTATCTCAGGATCAAGCTTTTCATCATCTATAACTCTTCTATTCTTTCCATCTTCTGTTTCAACAGTCTTTGTATAATCATTGATATCAAGTAGATTTCCATTTTCATCCTTAAAATTCCAGGGAATCATTGCCTGTGCAGGTAGAACATTTCCATCTTCGTCTTTTCTTACATGTTTAAGCCCTTCTTCTGGATCATAAGATTCTGTAACTGCAATTGGAGAATTATTTCCTATTCCATGCCATCCGGCCCCAGAAACCTGTACATAGTTAGCACCATACATCTCCTGTTCAATAATCTCATTATTAATGAGAGAATTAAGAAGGCTCTCAATACTCTCTGTATTAGGAGTAAATGATAGTGGAATAACAAACTCTGCATTTTCATCAAGTTCAAGAGCATCAATAGCTGACGGATCCCAATCTCTAGCTCTAGCTTCCCTTAGAAGTTCATCTCTAAGAGCAGTCATATCTTCAAATTCATACTTCTCTTTTGTCACATCAAGATCAGTATCAACATTTTCTTCATTTCTACTAACATCATCTGTTCTCACTCCAAGTCTATCAAGAAGTCTTCTCTTAGAAATTCTAAACATTTCTTTACGATATTCTTGCTTCTTCCTATCTACCTCTGCACCACTTCTTTCTTCTCCTTCAATTTCAAATCCAGAGAAGTTTTTAATATTATGAGGTAAAAGCCTATTCATCTGAGAGATAGTCTTAATCCCTTTATCATTATTAGGAAGTTCAAATTGTAGACCAAGATTATCTCTGTCTATAGTCTGTACATTTCCTGTATTAGGATCATCAGCCTCATCTATAGACTTGAATTGATCAACTAGTCCTCTATCTCCATCTCCATAGAGGTCTGTATCTTTAAATGTCTTTCTTTCATCATCTTTGAATACATCAGAAGGATTATAAGCACCAAGTTTATCAGCACTCTGAAATGCTACTCTTTGAATATTTTCTTCCTGACCAGTTCCCTCCATAGCAAGCCTAAGATTATCAAGATCAGTTCCTTTTGTCATTTCGGGAATTAGGGGCCAAGAAGAACTCTTTCTATAGATAGCATGAGATGAATCAAGATGGTCATAGTAATGCTCTCCTACAATAAGAGGCTTATGGGGCATCAGATAAAAGTTTTCAAGTTCTTCCTTTGTGAGAACATCTGAAATCTTGAAATAGTTATTTTCATTATTAGGGTCTTGTCTCACTTCATCAATCTTATCCATTAGCTTATTAAAGATAGAATCTCTCACCTTTCCATGAGACTTTGCCATGATTAGATGTTCTCTAAATGTAGTGTATTCCTGAGCATCAGTAGACTCAATTTCTCTATACAGCTTGGCTAGATTTTCAGGAAGCATTTCTTCATACTGCTCCATGTGCTTAGACTCAATAAACCTATCATTAATGGTGGCAATTTTTACACTGTTTTCTCCTCTAGCCCAATTAGCTGTAATCTTGGGGGCAATGTGATTGGCAAGTCTCTTCTGTAGGTTAGTCATTGTCTGCTCATGGACCTTAAATGAAGACTCCTCATTGAGATTACCTTTCACATGCTGTGCAGGATCTCCTGGTAGGAGTTGCAGCATGTTTATATTAAAGAACCTATTTGAAAGCTGATAATCAAGAGCAGCATATGTTAGTTTTCTATCTCCATTTCTCATTCTAAATGGGATATCTCTCAAATAGGTAGAGTCCATAAGAAACTCAGTTGCCTTTGCTCCTTCTTCTGCAATATCAAGATCTTTCCATCTTTCTTTTGTCTCATTTACCTGTTCAGATAGACGATCAAGAAGAACCTTTTCAATAGTATCTCTAGCTATATCGTTGTTAACAGGATCTTTGAAGTCTACAACTTCATCAGATTGGTTTAGATTATAGATCCTCTTTCTTTCAGTATCAGTAAGATTTTCAGGATTTAGTTCAGGAAAGAGAAAGAATCTCTGTGCAGCTTCAACATATTCTTCTCCAAGAGGATGATCTTCAGCATTATTAGCCTTCTCCCACTGCTGCATATGTCTAATTCTCTTAATCTCTGCTTGAGCCATGTCATAGAGAACATGACCTTCAATACCACTAAATAACTCTCCATCTTCATAGTGATATAGGCTTAGATTTCCATCATCATCTACATTTGAATTGGGAGAGTTGAGCCACTTATTGACATTATAGATATCGTGGACTTTGGGGAGAGTGATAATATATTCCCTTTCCTTATCCGAAAGTGTGGGAGATAGAAATCTTACTCTACCATTTCTCTGTTCTCTCTGGAATAGTCCAAGCTTTG